AAAGTCATTAATAGTTAAAGAGTTTATTCCAGAAGATAGTGTAGAATTTAAGAAAATTCTGCTATAAATTATATCTCCAGGTACTCCAGAATCATCTTTGCAAAAACTTACAGTATAAGAACCAGCTGGAGATCCCAATTTGTCAATCTGTATTGTAAACTGATTTACTGCGTATTTAGAGGATATAGTGATGGGTGCAGAGAATGATTGAATCGTAGAACTATCCAGCTCTGTGCTAGTTGATCCAGAGGATTGTGCTGCGATTGATACGCTAGAAGGAATAGCTAATTGCTTACTACCAGTAAACTTCTGAGAATATCCTTGACGAACCATGGTGAGTGTTTCGTAGTTTGTACCATCAAGTGATGCTTCATATGTAGCACTATCATCTCTAGTGGCATCACTGAACCATTCTGCATGCAATTCTACCTGACGGCTGTCGTGATCTTCTCCTAGAAATTCCGTATCGAACATATTGATAGATACGAAGTCTTGTCCTGCAGCAGAAAATTTATAAACTCCATCAACAATACTATAAGAAGCTGTCGCAGAATCTGTCAAATTTTCTTCATCTGTTTCAAAAACAACAGGTGTTACATATTCATAATAAGAACCTGTAAGTCTATGTTTTAAGTTTTCTGTGAAACTGTTTGCATCTCCAGTTCCTGTTCCAGATCCTCCACCAGTTCCTAGTTGAGAGATATCTGCTTGAGAAATATCCTGAATATTTCCTGCATTTTCTTGAACAGTTACCTGACCTAGTTGGATTCCTTTTGCAAAAACGGCTCTAGGAGCACTTGCTTTTACAGCATTGCTAGAATCAGCTGGAAGAGCAATTATTTGAGCTGTGATTGTATTGTCTACATTTACAGCAGAAGGAATTATTGTTACAGAGTAGTTAAGATATTCTGAAGCACCAATTGTTGCAGGAGTGAAGTTTACACCTAGGATAGTAATACCATCGGCTGCGTAAACATTTCCTGTACCAAAATCAATCTCAGCACCCTCAAAGCTTAATACAAGATTTTTCAAACTTTGAATTAGCTTCTGGCCATTATTTAAGATCCTATCAGATCCTGTAATAATAACTCGTTTCTTGTCAACAGGGTGTTCTTTTAGTCTTAATTGACCGAACAATTTATTAAGAGTATCTAGTGATTGTTGTAGATCTATATCAGAAGATGATAAGCCGCCATCTTTTGTAACACCAGCAGTTGTTACGGCTGTAGGAGCGTGATCAGGATCAGCAAGACCAGAGAGTAGTCCGTGGTCATTTGGAGCAACTTGAGCAAACTGAGTATCTACAGAAGATCTTAAATCTCTTACATCAAATACAGCTGCTTTAGGAGTATTGACAAATGCCGAAGAAGTCTGGAAAATAATTCTGTATAGGACTTTGTATTCCTGAGCTGGCATTGTACCGAAGCTTAAAGAGTCATATGAATCGTCTGCTTGAGCTTCAGAAAGAGTAGCATGTTCTGCTTGTCCTAGAATTGCGACAACAGGTTCACTAAAGTTATTAGTGGCAAAAACCCACATACTAACATAGTAACCTTCCTGAGCGTCAACCTGGCTCCATGCACCAAGAGAATATTGGTTAAATTGGATTCTTGAAGAACCTTGTTTTACAGGGAAAGGTGTGGCAACGTCTTTTTTCCAATCTCCTGCCGCACCATCTCTGTATAATACAGGAATTTCTGCAATAGGATCTAGGATTTGTTCAAATATATTAGAAGGAGATGCAGAATTGGTAATATCCATTCTGATATCTTCATCTCTGAAAACAATATTTCCTAAAGTTATCTCGGCATCACCATCCACGCCACCAGTAGGAGCAGAAGCAAAATTTATCGCTCCTCCGCCGGTTATTACTGCGCCGTTCTTGTTGTGTAAATATTCGTGAGTAGCTCCGTCCATGGTAATACCATGACGTTCATCTCCAAAAAGAACTACCTTGGCCTGAGAAACACTCCAGTAGGCATTTGCTACATAAATATTTTCTGTAAGAATGTTCAAGCTAAATACAGTACTGTAAGCCAAAACACCACTAGTATTGAAATAGAAAAAGTACACTCCCTCAGTATTAGGGATTGTTACCTGTTGAGTAGACTCGAATCTAAATATTCTACCTTTCGTAAACACATCAAAGTGAGTAGCAGGAGATTTTGGCGATATAGAAAGAGTTCTGCTTACATTATCAAAAGAAATTTCAGAATCAGTTCTGTTTGGGAACCCTGTAGGTTCTTTTGCAGCGTCCTGAACTTCCATCGGCTTCCAAGTACTAGAGGCTCTTTTCCAGATTGTTCGTAAATAAGTAGTACCAGCTTCAACTCTGATCAGATCGCCATCAACAGGCTGTTGTAATCCGCCAAAAGCGTACATTTTTTCAAATGCAACAGCCGCACCAACTCCACTTACTTTATACAATCCTTCGATTGGAGAGTTTACAAATAAAACATAGTCGCCATTGGCAAGAGTTTCGCTGTCAATAGTTACCGAAGCACCGGCTGGAAGAGATGTAGAAACAAGATCAATTGCTCTGACTCTAGGAACAACATCATTTCTTTGTTCAAGGCGTTTTAAACTTTTTGTAAGATTTTCACCATCGAGCAAGTGTATATTTGATCTAGTAACACCTAGTGCATTTGTGTAATCCGGATCAACATCGCTTTCGCTTGGAGATCCGATATATTGAAGAATGGCTTTGCTTGTATTGTCAGAAATATCTTGCCATTCACCCTGTTGTAATTCTTGACCGCCCAATACTCTTGCGTAAATTTTAGCAACAGAACCTGTGTCATCTTGTCTATAAAATAACCAGAAGTAGCCCTCACCGAATGGGACCGATCCTCTGTCTGCTATCTGTACGTGTCTTTCAGAAGAAGGAGCCGGACTTGTCTCGTAAACACCAAAAGCATATTGAGCATCAAACCCTGCAGGGCCTGAAGATGTCTCAAGGAATGGGGTTGCAATAGTTACTTCAGACAAGGAAGTTACAGATGCGATTTCGTAATAAAATTCATCGCCTTTTGAAGCGTCTTTAATGAAGTCACCAGCTTGAAGATCAGATGTCCAGTTTACTAATCCAACTGAAGTAACCACTGTGCCATTTTGAGTGAACACAAGGTTAGGAATAATGCTTACTCCTCGAACAAGCTCTAAATAAGCAACCTGGTTGTTGGATAAAATAATATCATCGCTGGCTTCATTTTTAAGGATAGCATAGCGTAATCTTCCGCCAATAAAGTTTAGGTATAGCTCATCACTCCAGTTAACTTGACCTGACTTAGAAGTAAGTATAATATTAACCGAAGGAACCTGTGCTCCATTTCCGCTGTATAGATATATTTGACTTGTTGGATTTGCAGAGTTATGAGTAGAAATAAGAGTATTAATGTTGTTAATACCATCTACTACTAAAGTAATAGCCCCTGAAGCACTCGCATCAACGGTTTTAATGATGACATTTGTTGTCATTCCGGTCACAAGACCTTGGAAATCAAATGCCCCGTGGATTACATTCCCTTTTCCAGTAAAGGCCGTGTTGGCAATATCTTGACGCAATCTTGAAATAGAACCGGCACTGGTTGAATACCAGAACGGTGTACCTTTTAAGAGCTTGAACTCTGTCATTAAGGCATCAAAGAAGTCCTTCATTGTGGTGATCTGTTTATCACCGCCCAAGAAAGGGTTCGCTGTAGAAGAAGTTGATGTGTAGAAATTTTCTACACGACCATCAGCCCATGGGTATTGGTAGAATGGATCAGGATTCTGGTCTCCAGCCACACCAAGTCTATAAAGTAAGGCACGACGATCTGTAATAGAAATTACGTTATTTGATCCGTTTGTTTGAACAATTGCAATAGGAAGCACATTACTAGCAAACGATGAAGTAGTGATTACGATTTTATAATCTAAAGTGACAGCAAGAGGCACGGTTTTTGAAAACTCAACGTTAGAAGTAGGATTCCAAAAATTAACCTGATCGGTTGTAGAATCGTCCACGCTTCTTATAAATTCCAACCCTACATAGTTGTCGGTATTTGGGGTAAAAGCACCGTCTACCCTATCGTTGGTGGTAGAACTCAACACTTCCGGCGTAGTTCCCGCAGGAATAGTATAGAAAGTACCAGACTCATTAGAAGCGCCGTGTAAAATGGCAGAATTTTCTACCAATAACTGGAGACCACTGGCCGAGGCACCAATCGATCCGGGCATATTGATTTCAAGACCTCTGATCACATAGCTTTTGTTTTCACCAATCACCAGACCTTGAATTAATTCATCAAAATCATTAGAAACAGCTGATTCTATAGATTTTAAATGGGGAGCATCAACTCTTTGCTGTCCAAGGAAATTCTGTCTTCTTCTTACGCTCATTGGCTACCTTTATAACATATTGAAATTATAAACAGATATGATAAAATATCATTCACATAATAATATCATATATTGTAAAGATTTAGTGCGAAGATTTTTTTGTTGATTAAATAAAAAATACGTGATAATATGAAGTTAGGAGTCGCTTATGAATGATAAAAAACTAGAAGAAGAAGCAAGAAAAAAAAGAACAGATCCAGTGTATTCAGCTACTTGGCCAGATGAGTCGGACAAGGATTGGGATCTATATGTCAAAATGATGTCCAGCCGATTGATTATTCCTGCAAATAAAAATACTTCTAAAAAATGTTGCCTTGACCCTAAAAAATACAAAAATGGCATGGGAGGGTTAAAATTCTGGTCTTGCAGCAATTGTGGAGCGGATTTAGGAGATGCAAATGACTAAAAAAGAATTATTGGAGATTTTGGAAAATTGTCCTGATGATGCTGAAGTTTATATTGACATGCTGGACGATGAAAAATTTGAAAATGATAATAAATGGACAGCCACGGCTCGAGAACCTTCTCCTCAGATCAGATGGGTGAAAGATGGGAAAATTGCCCAAAGACCAGACCAAGAAACTTCTGGGGCTAAAAAAAGCATTATTCTTTAATTATCGATCTAGGGGCTGTTGGCCTTGTAACCCTAAAAAGCTAAAGCTCAGTGTCATAATTCCTTTAGCGGAAATATCTACTTTTTCGCTTGTAATCTGAGCATTTGGAACCCACATTATCTGTTCGCCAGTTCTTCTATCAGAAATCCGTATAGAGACATAAGGTGCATACATAGAATCGGTGATCTTAGGTCTAATGCTCTGACCCTGTAATCCGTTTGAATTGGCCACTCTCACTCCGGACACACTTCCTTGAAAGGATACTCTTGTGATCTTGATTTCTTGTGGGAATACAGAATCAATTCCATAAATCGGCTCTTCGCCGTAATCTATGGTGTAACTTAACTGCTGAACTTCATTATAAGGCTTGCCATTTATGTGCAAGTTTATATGTGCGCCAGATATAACTCTTTGAGTAGCCATTATAAATCCTCTTCGGTTCCCCAAATATAATATTTTTCAGAATTAGCATTATCGCCCCATTTTCCCAGACCTATATCATTCGGGTAGAGAATATATACTATTACCACAATTCCTGTTGCAGTAATTTCTTTGATAAGCTTTTCAGCATATATTCTTCCCGCCACAGAATCTGTCAAGAAAAACGGCAAATCCGTACCATCCTTGTTTGGAGAGGGAGGAGCAAGTTTTGATACCAATGCAATATCGGTTCCGATCGGGTGTTCATTTTTAAATTTATAAGAAGGGTTAATTCTTATTGTTTGAGAAGAAGGTCTAGAAATATAAGGCACTGGCCCTTCTTGATGAGATGTTCCCAATCCTACTATTAAATACCCTGTACTATCTGGGAACTGAGATGCATCATCAACAAATAATATTGAATCACTACTAATACTCAAAGATTCTGTAGTAAGAGCTGCTTTATCGCTTACTGTATATCCCACTGTTATGTCATACAGGTAGGGACTATTTTGTCCTTCTGGGGAAGGGGTGTTATCTGCATAAATATGTGCAGAACCTTTTCTATCCCTTCTGACAATTTTTGTGGTAGCCGGCATAAAAACTTCAATCGTTCTAGGTGAAGTCTGAAATGCGGCTGCATATCTTTCGTTTGTTGTCAAAATTCTTTTTTTAGCATTAAAAAATAAAATAGCATCTGCACTACCCTGTAAGGTAGTTTGTGGAATACCATTAGGGTTTTCATATTCAATATATGCGTCACCAATAGATCCACCCTCAGCTGCTACAATATCGAAAGTTCCACGATTAACTAGATCAAATGCAGATCCATAAATATTGACATAATCGCCAACCTTTACACGACCTAGAGCTGGATCAGCCCCTCCTGTCCATACAGCCTTTATTGTTCCACCAGCTTGTTGACTAAGAGTCCATTGAGTTGTAGAATCGGCTGAAGTGGAGCGGATCTGGTCAAATTTAAGTATATTCTGAGCCTTACCACCAAGAACTCTTACGCTAGAAGAAGGGCCATCTGTAGAGGATATTAAAACAACTTTATTAGCACCGTTTTCTTCTCTTGAAAAGGCTGCTCCTGTTTTCCCTGCTTTTCTGATTGATTTAGTAATAGCATCGGCCACTTCTTGAGCGGTGGCGGAGTTGATATTTTGAAATTGACCCGAAGTAAACACGACTTCGACTGGCTCAGAATCATCAAATAATAAAATTAAATTATCACCATTTTCTAGTGCATAATTCTCAACCTCAAAAGAAGGCGAAGTGGCTCTAGTGAAGATTTCTCCGTAAAGAATCCTCAGAAGCTGGTGAACCAAGTCTCTTACTTGTTTTCTGGTAGTAATTTCTATACCGATTTCACGGAAAACTTCATCAGATAGTCCGACCTCTGGAGGTCTTACGACACCTTTATCTCCGAGCCTCTGGTCTAGGAATTTTTCCTTGGCAGATACAATATAAAGAGAATCATTTACAGCTTCGACATTGTTAATCAAATGCACCGGCCCTGTGGACAAGGCCTTAAGAATCGCATCAGTATTTTTACCTCTGATTGATTTGTTTAAATATGATCTGAGTTTTTTATACTCTTCTTCTTTATTAGCCATTTTTACTCTTCTAAGTATTTAAAATCGGTATTATTATTAGAGTGTCCATTTAGTTTGCATCTAAAACTTGAATATTTAATATCTAAAATATTTTTGTTTATATCCCAGCATTTTTTACCAGACTCATATATTTGATTTGTTTTT